CCCTATCCCAGCCAGCATGGAATCCCCAAAACCCCCAACATGCCACAGATGTCACCGAGTAGGTCACATTGGGCCAAATTGTCGGTCTAAGAGAAGGCCGAGTGGAGGAGTGAGAGGTAGTGCGAGGCCGGTAACACCAAACGGTCCAGGGCCTGCCCAAGCCGCAGAACCACCCGCGGCGAGGGATGCCGAGGCACCCGCCCCTGCTGCTGTTACCCCCCCACCAGATCCGGAGCCAGAACAACCGGAGGTGGAGGAGGAGGAGGAGGAGGAGGTCCCGGAGGGGATCTCAGCCGAGGACGCAGAGAAAGATGTGTTTGCGTACCTCTGCTTGAAGAGTGTCTGCAGAGACAAGACCGTCGACACTGTCAGTTCACTGACTAATCTCGGCGTGTCCTGGCTCAAGGACAAAGGCATGGCCAGCAGCACCCAGCAGATGGCAGTGTTATCAACTGTCGTCCCAAGGGTCCTGGCGGGAAATCCCATGGAAGCCAAGCTGAGAAGCAAGGCAACCATCATGTGGAGGGACGGCTTGTCCAAAGGCCGCGAGTTGGCGTCCGGCATTCTTACGTGTGCCACATTAAGGGGGAGAGTGCAGTTTCATCTGCTATCACTTCTCCTCATGTGTGCATTAGCGTACGTCGTGGCGTCCTCAGTCTGGTGGTACACCACCCCAACCAGGACCTTGTGGAGCATTCTGTACGAATTTTGGTTCGATTTTTGCGTATATTACGTGCGCTATTTCGTGGCCTTCATGCAGAAGTTGCGCCAACCCATGGTCTTCCTGGGGATCTGGAGTCCACCTGGATTGTGGGAGCGGCTGGAGGAGTGGCAGAGCATCCAGATGTACGAGGAGATGATGTGGACCAGGTGGTTGGTCTGGTTGGCCGTGGCGCAGCTTTCTGCCCTGGTCAGCTGGATCATGACCTGGAACCTCCGCAGTCGGTTCCTGGAGTGCAACATGGCCAAGAAGTAGGACGTAGCGGTTATGGAGTCTAGTGTTTGCGTGAGATCAGCAGGCACTGTACAGCTGAAGCCAATTGCTGACGGTAGCAGCGTGAGCGCAGCTCCAGACCCGCGGTGTGAGGAGCGACGTGTG